CACAATGTACAACTTATTAAGTCACCAAAAAATTTTGAGTGTGCTTTTATCCATATACGTTGGTTTTCAAAAATTGCACCCCAAACAAGTATACTTGTCATTCCGTAGGCCATAAATGCCCATAATAATATTTCCATGTTTATATATTTTATAATAATATAATAAATTTTATTGTTAAAAACAAATTATTCATCATATAAACTATTCAAATCACTATTCTTCATAAAAGAACCTTTGTTGAATTTGTTTAATGCATTTGTTAAAGTTTCCAATTCTTCTTTTAATTTACTATTTGCTTCTATTAAAGTTATTAACATATTTTTACATTCATTATCCTCAATTAGTTTTTCAACGATTACCTCTTTGATTACTTCTTGAGTTATTATTTGAGTTTCTCCTTTAACTTCAACGGGTACCTCTTTAATGACTTCTACTATTTTATCAACAGGAACTTCTTTGATAACTTCCACCTCTTTAATAACGTCTTGATAGATAATTTTTTCAACTGTCACCTCTTTAATGACTTCAACAATTTTTTCTTTTTCAGTTATATTTCCTGATGGTGTTTCACCATATTTTAACAAAGAAAACCCTCTATTGAAGGTTTCGTTTGCAATTTTACTTATATCTTTTATGTTATTTAACTCACAATAAAGAATAAACTCTTTATCCAAGGTTAACGTGTGTCTCTTCTCCATTTTCAATTTCTTTTATGTCTGATATAGTGAAATGTAGGAATGGTTGTTCATTTGGTAAGTCATGAAACGTGTACTCATCTGTTATAACATCATATATTCCGTACCCATGATGTTTAACTGTTTCACCAAAATTTTGTTGTATTAAACTACCAACCATTATTGCCTTACCTCCGTTTGGTAATGTGAATTGTTGTCTTTTGTGAATGTCCCCACATAACAATAAATCCAAATCAACAAAGTTTAATTGGTCATATGCATCTTCAAACTCATAACCTAAATCAGTCGATAATCCCATAATAGGACCGTGAAATAACCCAACGGTTAATTTAGTTTCATCTTTGGTAAATTCAGGTCGTGCATTATGTTGATATAGTGAATAAACAACCCATTGAATATCATCATCAATGTAATCACCACTATCTTTATAATAAGTGATATGTTGGTTGTCTAATAGTTCCACAACGGGAGTAATACTATCCATACGTTGTGTATTATTCTCCAAGAAATCGTGATTACCCGGTATAATTACAACTTTACCATAAAGAGTTAATTCTCTCAAGAACCAACTAGTTAAAAGTAATTGTTCATTTGAGATATTAATTTTTTGATGTGCGACATCACCTGCGATAACAATTCTAATTTCGTCGTGCGATATACCTTCATTTTCCCATTCTAAAGATTTGGTACTAATTTCTTCTAATAGTTTTTCAAACTGTTCTTTATACAAATCGTGCATTTGAATTGTACGAATATGTAAATCAGCAATGTGTATTATTTTCTTTACCATCTTTTAATATAGTTTGATAAATCCATTGTGAGGATTGCATTATTAATTTGAGGTGGTACTTTATATTCTACAAACGTACCGTCATCTTTTAATAAAACCACAACATTTCCCAACAATTTAGTATCGTTGTATTTTGTTTCTTTTAACATTTTACGCAACAATCTACCATATAATGGGAGTTGTAAATAATAATGTCCTAATGCGTTGTCATGATAATTGTTAAATGGTGGGTACAATTTACCTGTATAATGTTGTACTTCAAAGTTCTTTGGTTGATTTGTTTTCCAATCTGTAATTACAAAACCAAAACTATCCTTCTCTTTAGTTTCCATTAACCACACTTTATCCGGTTGTCCTGTATATTGTTCTTCAGGGTCACCTAAAACAATTTCAGTATCTAATAATACTCCACCTCTTTCTAACATTAAATCAAGGAATTGTTTTCCCGCAATAATCATATTATCACTCTTACGTTGTTGTTCTTCGTTGATTTCAAATATCGGTTGTCTAACTTCTTTGTAATTATCAAACCTACCAATCAAATCAGATTCCAATTCAAAGTGAACTCTACTACCCATGTTGGTTGATAGGTCACCTGCTTGTTTCCACTCCGCAAGTAATTGTGCCTGACCTTCGGGGTCACCTTTTGACATACGAAGTGCCATGCCCTCGGCGTCAAATGGTTTATGAAATTTCTTTATAATTTTAGAAACTGAAGGGAAATTCTTTTTAACAACACCGTCAACATCTTTCATGTGATAGATATGTTGTTCTTCTATGAATGTTAATTCTAATTCTTGTCTTTTCTTTTCTAATAAGTCGTTAATCTCTAATGAGATGTCTTTTAAATTCATTAATCTAGTTGTTTTATTTTATAATTTTCTAATTTTCCTTGTAAGTCGGCAATGTCTTTATCACCCTCTAATTTAATTGCAAAAACTCTACCCATTAATTTACCACAATTTAATTTATGATATAATCTTTCGGCATCATTCCAAGCATCTGGGTCTAACACAATTACTATTTTACCTTTTGCCCTTTCATATAGAGTGTTAAATAAATGGTCACTCATGAATTTTCCTAACAATGGAATTGCATTAGGTATGAATATACTATCAAAAGCACCCTCTACAATGTATATTGTTTCATTCCAATCAACCAAATACTCGTTGAATATGATAAGTTCTTTTTGTGCTTCAGGATTCTTATATTTCATTTTTGTTCTATTCAAATATGAACGTGCAATGAAATAATTAATTCTTCTTTCACAATCGTATGATGGGATAATAATTCTATTTTCGTAGATACCTCTATAACAAAAACCAATGTTATACATCTGTACCATTAAGTCTGTTATGTTTCTACTTTTTATATAATTGTACGCTTGTTTGTAATGTGGTGTCATTTTAAGACCCATACTAGCCTCTTTGAATGGTATAAAGTCTTGGGGTAGTTTTACTGTCTTATAAACACGTTTACTAAAATCTTCGCCATCGTCTGGCTTTAATAATAGATAATTCTTTAATTGTTTTGGATTGCCGAATTTTTTAACCAACTTATAGATTGATCCATGGGTTTCGTTTGATTCGGCACACACCCAACATTTAAAAACATTGTATTTGTAGTTGACCTCTAAGTTTCCTTTCCCGTCACCATGTTCTAATCCTTTTAAATCATATGAACACACAGGACAATCAAAAGACATCTGTCCTTTATAGTCATTGTGCATGTTACAATCACCCAAAATATCTTCGAGAATTTCAATAACAGGAGAATAGTCAACTTCTTGATTTACCATACTATAGAAATATATGTAAAAAAATTGATAAAAAAAAATCCCCCGGAACACCACCTCCGAGGGAAACCAACCAAAAGTGTATTTCTACACTTCCCGTCTTCTTTTATAAATATATGATAAACAATCGGTAAAGTAAAATACTAGTTGCCGGATTTTTCTAATTTGTTCATATTAACATAACCAATTACACAAGTTGCGGCATCGGCCATATCATAGTTTTCCTTTTTAAGGTTACCAGTCTTACCATATAACCAATTAACGTCAGGACAAACAGCATTTACGTGTTCCCAAATAACGTGTTTTTTATCAATGTCTCTTGGATATCCACCAAACAAAACATTACGACCTTTATCGTTTGCACCCACTAAATCTGGAAATGCAAATTTTCTTGAGTTATATGTTGAAATGAACGTTGGTAAAATTCCTAATACGTCATAACATGACTTGAGAATCAATGTGTTATATCTTAATAAGGTACCAATTGTATAAACATTGTTTGATTGTAATAATGGTTCCTCAATGATGACACGAGTGATACCAATATCTTTATAACCCAATAAATGTTTTTTAAATGCTTCGGCTTTTAAAATTAATTCTTCAATCTTATCCTCAGGTTGAGGTTTAATTTTTGGGGAGAAATGTGTTAACTCCAATAATTTGGACCCTGTCATATCGAATAGAGCCCACCCAATTGTTTTAGTGGAAATATCCAATCCTAAAATTTTTGGCTTGTTCTTTAATTTTACATCTATACTCATATAACAATATATAATGAATATTTTTAGAAATGTAAAGCCTTAGAAATCAAGTTTTATCGAAATAACTTGTCCGCCACCGGTTCTTTCAAGAGGAGTAGCTAACTTACCCATAACCAAAGCATCTTTGTTTGAATTTAATAAAGCAACTTCTGTTATTCTTGCATTACCTGTTGAGTGTGTTGGATTTTGTGAAGAAGTAAATTTACCTGATGGTAAGTTAACTAAAAATTTCATTTCTTCAATATCTGTTGATCTCACAACACTGACAGTTCCCCAAACCCTTTCGCCAGTCTCTGGATAAGTCACTTCATCACCAAAGTATGCACCGGATGTTAGTGAATAATTCTCACCCGTATATGTTGATAATGTAAAAAAAGGTGATGGTGAGTCAAGATCTAGGTCTATTTCATTAATTGTAAACGTATGTCCCGTTTTTAAATTACCTAAAGATGAACCAGCCGCACTTGTGTAATCCATCATACGCCATGAACTACCCGAACTTGGTGGTACACTATTACCATTAATATCGTTGTTGGTAATTTGATATAATATGTAGAATTTATTTGCGGTATATTGGGCGTTTAAATTTGTAAATTCGTTAACATCAAATTTAACTGTGACGTTAAGTGGGTTTGATGTTCCTTTAACTTTACCATAGTAATTACAAGGTAATCCACCGGTTGTGTCATTTGTCAACATATATGTCACCCACATTGTTGATCCTGTTGTTAAATCTGTAATTGGACTATCGTTAGTAATAACCGAACTAACCTTAGGTGCGGTTAATGTATAATTTCTTTCCGATTTAGTGTCTAAAACTGCAACAAGTTCTTCATCATCAATTACAATTGTTTTGTTATTGTGAAATATCTTACCAACTCTGTTATCATTTTCATCAAGTAAATCTCTATAATCTAAAATTAATTTTGAGTTGTAATTTGAAACAACTTGTTTTGTTGTGTCTCCCATATGGAAAGTTGCACCTGCAGTTGCACTATGATTTCTGTGATAATAAATTGATGGTATTGTTACCTCAAAATAATCTTTATCAGAAACTGGATTTTGATTTGTTAGATTTGTACTTGTACTAATATAATCATCATACTTAAAGAATCTATATGGGTCATTTGTAATTCCGTTTTTTGAAAAATGTATAATAGCCACACATTTTTGTTCTTCAGGTGCAACAATAACAGTTTCCCCCATTGTATTTACAATTGTGGTTCCTGTGTTTGACGTTTGACCACTAGATGATGTGTAACCTAAAAATTCTTTTGTTCCTGTATAGACATTACTTGAATATCCTGTTAATTGTCTATCTGAAGTTCCAACACCGGTTGGTTTTTTATCCCACACAATGTTTAACGTCCATCCACTATCTGCCGCCATTATATTACTACATGTTCGTCTGATATAATCATCTACAGGTATACCATAGATTGTTGTGTTGGCTAAATCATCATCTGTAAATTTTAATGGATATTTTACATGGGTATCTTTATCTAATGGAGCAAAAACCCCTTGACTTGTTGTTCCCGAGTAATTATATTCAGAATCCCCAATTGCAAAATAACTAATTAAGAAGTCACCTTTTGCAATAGAATTTCTGCCCTTTTGGGTTAATCTTGCTGCGACTGTTGCTGAATAATTGGTATTTAAAAAACTCATATTATATATCTATTAATTTTAATTATATTCCACAAATGTTGCGGTAAAATTACATGCAACAGGTGTTGGGGTTAATGTTGGTGTTGGTGTTGGTGTTTGACTTGGGCTTAAACTTGGTGTTGGTGTTAGTGGTGTTACGTAGGTATACCCGTCACATTGATAACTATTGCTATTATAATAACTAGTGTTAGATTCTAATCCTCCATATCTTGGCTTTAAATATGTGTGTTTAGACCTATTAAAAGTATTATTCTCTACTAAGTTACCTCCAGTCCATAATGTTGATGATGGTATAAACTGTTCAACAATTTGAACCCAATAAGGACTCATATTATTTACGAACTCATTTACACTATTAAAATCATATGGAATTATTGATGACTCAGTTAGATATTCATTATATGTAGTTTCTAATGTATAATATGATTTATAATACTTTGCAGAGTTTGAATCCGTAACGACTTGATTCATTGCATCATTCAAATATTCTTCAAAAGTTAAATCGTTTTGTGGTGTTAAATTACCAAAAGTTAAATTTAAATCTCTTGTCTGTCTATATATGTCATAATCAATACATTGAGCTGGTGATAAATAAACTCCAATATTTTTTCTATTAAGAATTAATTTAGAATCAATCTCACTTTCAACAACATTAACTTTTACATTATCGATTCTTGGTTCCAATGTGAAACCATAATCTAAACCTGAAAGAGTTCTAAAATAATTAAAGTAATCTTCTCCGTATGTATAATCTTTTGGTTTTGTTTTAATTGTCTTTACTCTGACATTTTCAGTTATTGAATTTTCAATATCTAAAACATCCGGAGACCTGTGATCTAATGTTAAATCATTCCAACCTGAACCTTTTTGGAAGAACACGTCTTCAGTTGCATTTGTTATTTTTCTTGGTAATCCGTCACTGTCAATTGGATATTCATCTCTTGTTAATACTGTTGTACCTGTGGTTGTACCTGTAAGATATGTACCATTTGTGTAACCTGTAATAACAAAATTTACTTTTGTACCTTGTATTAAACTATATAAATCATCTTGAACTTCACTTGTGGGTAAAGTTTTTACATCATAAACATATTCGTTTATTTTAATCATAGGTTCAGGTGCACCTAAGAATTTTAAGAAAAATTCAATAGAACTTCTTGTACCTTTTGATTTATATATGTAAGAAAGGTTAACTAATAATCGTCTATAGAATTCGTGTTCAGCATCAACTAAAGTTTTTCCAACCGCTAATCCCGCGTAAACACTATCTTCTCTGTTATATGTCGATTCCTCTAAACTTTTTTCATCAAATAAATTTGTTGTGTTTAACCCTAATGTTTGTGAAAGATTTTTTAATAGAATATCAGGAACGTTATTAATACCATCATAACTAACATGTCTCATAAAGGCAATGTTATCTATATATTTCTTTACCCTATCAAAACTTTGTCCATATAATTGGAAAATGCTTTCACTCTTCTTATCATTGGTATCAAATTCAAATAATTGTGGTGATGCCAAAAATCTAACCATTAAGTTAGATTTATAATCATCGATTTCATCCGCAACATTACCTAACTTAGTAATATAATCTTCGAAATCTGCACCGATGGTTTGTAAATTCCATCCATCGATTGCTAACGGCCATACAATTTCAATTGAAACAATGTCGGTGGCATTTCCATCAGAACTATCTCTTGGTACTTTAAAACTAGCCTCATATTTTGGGTTAGTTTCTCTATTAAGTAATAGTTCTTCCAAATCATCTAAATTATTAAAGAATTCCTCCGTAACACCATTACTTGGTCTAATTAAAAAATTATCCGTGATGTCTGTATTTGTACCAAATGGTTTACCACTTACTTTAATAATTAAATTACCGTCAGTTGTTGGTTCCGTATATGATATTACATTGTAAGTGTTTCCACTATATTCAATTACGTATTTTTTATATGTTGAATAAAAATTTCTGAATTCATTTTTAGTTTCAGATATTGTTAAACTTTCAGGAGATATTAATATGACATCAAATGGATTATATATTCCAGATTTTTCAACCTCAAACTCTGTTGTTTGGGTTAATGTATCGTAGGTAATATTTTGTGCCGTGTATTCAGAAGTTCTAACAGGTATTGTTCCATCAACAAATAACGCTGCTGGAAATTTATTAACTATTTTACCGATTGAGACATTTAATCTTTCCTTTAATGAACCATACAAAGATTTACCAGCATCGTCTCTTCCTCCTCTAAATTTAATCTTTTCTTTTTTCTCAGAACTACCGTCTTGTGTTGTTACCGCACTTGTTTCTTCCTTTAATGAATCTAAAGTTAAAAAATCAGAAAATGATGATATTTTAAAATTTTTACTATCTTTCTCAGGTATAACTTTGTCAAGGGCGAAATTAGTGTTAGTCAATTGACTACTACCGTCAGTAATTTGTGTACCAACTAAACTATCACTAAATGTTTGTAACCCATTAGCCGCTTGGCTTGGTACCTTCGTATATTTCGCCATTATTCGGTAATGTTGTTAAAGTCTAAACCTTCATCAATGATATCTCTCTCTTCTCTAACTTCATAAAGAGTCTCATTAAATTGGTCTTTAACTTCATACAAGTTATATTGTTTGTATATTGCGTTATCGTTATTGTTATCATAGATGGTGTATATACCTTGACTAACCGCCTTAGTTTGATTACCATACAATGCGTGTGCCAATGTACTTGCATCATGCTCAACCATTTCAACCTCAATTGTTGTTGGATTAAAATAAGTGTTTGTTAATATAATACTTTGACCCGGTTGACCAATAAAAGGAACCACATTTGGTCTACTCGATGGTGCAGATGATGGTGTTATAGTTAAAAAAACTAAATTGGTTGTTTGGTCAGTATATTGATATCTAACCGCCTTATCTGTACCGTTATTTAAATTAGAAACTACTGGTTGACAAAAGAACGAAGATGTTACCACTCTGTAAAAGTTAGGTACCTTTTTTTTATTGGTATCCAAATATTCAACTCTGTAACCTACCAATCCTTGTGGTGTGAATCTGTTTCTATCTACAACAGGTACATTTGACAAATCGATAATTAAACCTCTAACTGAAGGTAATGATGCCAAAATACCACAATCTGTGATTGAGGTTCTTATTTGTTTTGGTCTAAGGTGTAATGTGTATATCCCTAATTGTGAAAAATTTTCAGCTTTTAATTTTAAGTTATAAAGACCTCCTAAAATTTCGTTGTCAGCCGCAGAACCATCTGTTGATGTGTCTGTATTTTCATTATGATATATCGGGGTTAAAACATCCTCCGCGGGTAATTTTGTGAAGGTTACTAATGCTGTGGTTGTTCTATTTGGAGCATAGTGATAAAATATCTCTACATCTGCAGGTGACACATCCGCCGGCCTTACTATACCATAACTTCCTACTGCCATATCTTTTTATTTATAAATATAATTTTTATTGTTTTTTAATTTTAAAAAATCCATTACCATACACACTTAATTCCCCCATATTGTCCACTTCACCTAATCTTAGGTTCATTTCCATAACACCCATTTTACCTCTTTCAACAAATATGTCAGAATAAATTGTTGGTTGTTCCACAAATCCCAAAAAGTGTTCGTTTCTGGTTAACATTGCATCAAATATGTGTTCTTTTTTAAACCCATAAGTTGTTCCAGTTATCATTGTATATCCATCTTCATAATCAACATATTGTAATGTTTCACCTGACATCGTTTCACCTGTGTACGTGAATGTATACCCCGTCCATTTTATTCCACCAGAATTTGTTCCATATGTAAATGTTGAGGTATCATAACCATTAGTAGAACCATATTTTCTTTTTTCTTCAATTCTACTACTTCCTATACCCAAATATGTTGTACCAGTGTAACCAGTCAAAACTCCATTATTTGTAAATCCGGATGGTATTGGATTCGAATATGGGTATGAAGGTGTTTGTCCTTTTGTAGTTATTGGATTGGCATAAAGACCCGAATCATAATAATTTATGAAATCTTGATTGACTTTATCATCATCAATATTGAATGGTAATGTAATTTCTATTGTTCCGTAATCTGTCGCCATAATAAATAATGTACTCTAGTAAATATCCAAACATTATGTTTGATATAATATAATGAATAAATTACTTCAAATAAACAGTTAACTAAGGACAGTCTGTATATGAAAGTGTGGCAGATTTACCTGAATAATCACTAGAACCTGCGGTTTGATTTAAATTAAAACTAAATGAATATTTTCCAGGATTTGTAATATCAATTGAACCTATTGTTGTTCCGGTACCCGTCAACTCAACTAATTTTGTTGTAATAGTTGGGTTTGGGGTACCGTTATAACCATAAACGTTCATTGTACTTCTAATTGACGCAGTTAAATCTACTGTATTAGATAATGTGATTTTGATGGTTGGGGTTGAATTAAATTCAATTAAATTAGTGGTATCGCTTGTTGTACAATATTCACCAACACTTCTAATAACCGCTACATGGGTTCCACAATTTACATCGTTAACGGGATACCCTGTTTCACTATTTAAGGTTTCATATGATATATTTGTCCCAACAATTTCTTCTGTTGTACTACCGTCAAAAATCCCCACAATTCCCGTAGAAGACGTAAACATACCAATATCACCAGTTAATGGATTAGTTCCCGTATTAACGAGAATACCCGTTGATTCTGAGGTTCTAAGTGATATATCAAAAGGTCCCACTGCTGTTGATGGCGTGGTACCAAATTTAAGTGCAATGTTCATAGATTATACGTTTACAACCCAATAATAATTAACATCTCTTGATAACCCTGATGGGACGTATGTTACTCTATACACTGTCATGTTAACATCTGTATCTTGTGCGTAACTGTTTCTCGTCTCTCCAACTATCCATGCATTTGTACTATTATAAGGGTCGTTAATAACCTCTAAAGTTTGTGGTAAAAAAGGTCCTGAAGTGGCTGGTAATCCTCCAGCACCCGTTGTTGATATGTGTGTAACACTAAAGTCTAATACATCTACTGTAATATCAACGGTAAATTCTCCAATTGTATATTGAATACCTCCTGAGTTAAGATCAAAAGAATCTGGTGACCCGCCAAAAGTAGACGCTTCGATTGGTTCCGGTCTATAATCCTGTAACGCACCTGATGAAACCTCAATTTGTGTGCTGTATGTACAAACTCCCGTACTTGCAACTCTTATATAACGATCTCCAGGTTGTATGGTTACATTATATCCCGAAATTAATGATGCTCTTGATACGTTAGTCGCATATTCGGTTACCACGTCTGAACTGTTCACAATTGATATTGTGAAATTATTAGGTGCTGTTGCTGAACCTAATCCTGTTGCTGTTACTGTTACTATTGCCATATTTTATAAATATTTGTTTTTTTTGTTTTATTCTTTTTTTTAATTAATCTCTTCTAACTCTGAACAATTCATTAAACCTAATGATGAACACGGTGAGTTGTAATCACTACAAGGTCCGCCAGGAGAATCTTTACAAGAATAAGTAGTAGTTCCACCACCTCCACCTCCACCAGCTGGTGGTACATAAGGGTCATTACCTCCACACCATTGGCTATTATCACATTTACCACCAACTCCAACTACCATTCCAACATCTTCAACAAATTGGTATCCTGTAAGACCATATCTATATGTTGGCGATATGGTACTACAAATGTTAATTGTTACACCTCCAGGAATTAAATTAGATTGTTCGAAACTACTACATGGTTGAGTGACATATGTATTATTAGTTTTTCTATATTCAATATATAATTCTTGACCATTGTTCGTTAACATACTTGTTGGAATGTAAATAGCATAAC